GTGTTTTTTTTTTTTTTTTTTTTTTTTTTTATTTAGGTGCAGTAAAAATACCAAAATTTTTTTTTTTTTTCCTAATTGTGAAAATAAAAATTTCCTTTTTTTTTTACGGTTGTTGGCTTTTGTTTGGTGTTCGGACGTGTGCCCTTCGGTTCTTTTTTTTTTTTTTTTTTTTAATTAAGGTGCAGTAAAAATCTCAAACTGGTATTTCTTGTACCGAATCGAGAAAATAAAAATCTCCTTCTTCTTTTCCGTATGTAGGCCATTGTCTCTGTTTTTCAGATTCCTTTCGAGGAACGTACTGATAAACACTAGCTTGTAATGCTAGTTGAGTTGGAAAGTCTAACCGTGCTAGATCTTCCATTGAGCCGTAGAAATGCGCTCGAACCATCCATTCGATTGCTTTCCATTTTGGTGCTAGTCCCCACTTTATTGTTATATGTGTAAAAATCTTTTCACATAATTTGTGGAACCGCTCGTACTCTCCGCCTGATGCTATTGCTAATCCAACTGCCGATGCAGCAAGTTTAGCGTAGTCTCTATCGCGTTCTGGGAAATACAAATGCCTTAGTAAATCTTCTTCCGTTCTAGAACATATTCCGAACTTATTACTATAACTTAGTACTGACATTCCTGTCACTTTACTTTGTATTTCACTCTTCTTCGCGTTTAATTTTGCATTAAAGTAGAAAGCTGCAGCTTTTGCTAGCATGTCAAGAAAATTATTTCCGTACAATGAGAACATGTTTTCCATGAACTTAAGCAACGAATCGTCACCTTGAAACTTACTCCAAAAGTGTTCGTGCTCAACGTTTACGCCTAATGCTAACAAGCATGTATATACCATGATCGCATTTCCAAACGTATCCATTAGTTGTGTTTCTTGAAATCCTGAAGCAAATCCGTTTCTAGTCCATTCCCATAATTCACCGTTTGGTAACATTATTGGTGTCTCTCGGATACAGGTGGTCATCCATTCCCATAACGCTTCAAGTCTTTCTTCTCTCGTTTTAGCATTCGGATACTTTGATGTTCTCTCGTATCTCGAAAAGTCAAAATAACTTCGCCAAATGTTATGAACACAAGTAATTAACTCGTGAAGCAAACGTTTGTCAAATTTCGACCAGTCTATGCCTAAAACTGTGCAAGGAGGTCCCTTCATATGCATTTCGTTATACAACTTCTTCCAGCCGCCGCGAGACATTTCATATCCCCACAGCATCCTACCGGATCCGCCGTTTAAATAACTAGCCTGAAGTGGCCAGATGAACATTAATTCTACCATTAATAAGAGCTTCGTAACTCCAAAAACGGCCCGAATTTTATCAGGTTCATCTTTCGCAACTACATGAGATCGTGCATGTAACATATGCCAGAAATAAGGTACTGGCTTTCCATTCTTCCAGAATGGGCCTTCTTTATCTTTTATCTTGTGTACTCTTCCTCTATTATAATGGAACATTTCATCGTATAAGTTGTGAAAAGTTCGTCTACTGTTATCTATCAGTCCAAATCTTTGTTTTAAACGTAAATAATCGTCTACGTGTAAAGCGATTTTTCCAGGATAACGTTCATCATAATACTCTTCAAATCTCTTCCATTTCTCAGCTCTGTCAGGAGTGTGAAATTTAGGTTTCGTTGTTTCCGAATCCAAGTCTCTGAAGAAAGGAACGAACCGAAAAGATTCTTGAGTCCATGGATTCTCAGCTGAAATGCTAAGTGGCCAAGGATAATATCTCAGATCAGGGTAATGAACTGGATGTAGAATTCTTTTAGGTCTGAAATGCTCGGTTACAGTCTCAAGAGCTTTCTTGAAATTATAATCCTTTGGAATTATATGGACTGGTTGTTCACATTCTTTAAAATCAGTGATCAGCCGGTCATCAGTATATTCGGATCGTCTATTTGTTAGAACTTGATCAATTTCTTCAAATGAATAAAATTTACGCATTTGACGCTCAAGCCACTCGGATCTTTCTTTCTCAGATTCCTCGTTAATAGTCTGGTCCCATTTCTTTCTTAGATACCTATGTTTAGGTGTCCCAAGATAGCGAAGG